GCTTCTTGCTCTGCTTTTGCTTTTGCTTGGGCCTGTGCCTTAGCTTGAGCCGCTTTCTCTGCTGCTGCTTTAGCTGCAGCTTGTGCTTGTATTTTTGCTTTCTCTGCTGCTATTGCTGCGGCTCTTGCTTTTGCATCGGCATCTGCTTTTGCTTTTGCTTTAGCTGCGGCATCAGCTTTTACTTTTTGTTCAGCTAATGCTTTAGCTTTTGCAGCTTCCTCTTTTGCCTTTTCTGCCGCTTGTTTTGCTTTAAGAGCTTCTGCTTCTGCTTTTATTTGTGCGCTTGTTTTAGTTGGTGCTTTAGCTGCAGGCTTAGGAACAGGCTTAGGAACAGGCTTAGGAGTAGGCTTTGCTACTGTTTTAGTTACAGGTTTAGGAGCAGGCTTTGCTACTGTTTTAGTTACCTTCTTAGTTGTCAGTGGTGTTCCACGTGAAACAGATGTAGGTAATTTAATATCTTGGAATAAAAGTTTAGGTCTGGCCAATTAATTTTTCCTATCTACAGTTCGGGCTAACATGAAGTAATCATTACCTTCTGGTCCATAATTCTTCAAGGTACCCTCTATTTCAAAACCAATACTCTTGACAAAGCAAAGAGTTCTCTCATTGGGTACTGTAACCTGAATCTGTAAACGGTTCAAGCTAAAATCTTTTATAATGATATCAATAAGTTCTGATATTTTACTCATGTGAGATATCAGAAACATATCATCATTGTCTGATGGCATCATCCATAGCTCGCCTACACCCTGCCATAATAGCTGAACACCAAAGCAACAGAGGATATCTCCGTCAGATATGTAGGTGTATGATAGCCCATCATGGTTAAAGTTTGTTTTATGGTAGCCTTTGGCTAGGCTTTCTATGTATCGGCTCTCGTATTGCGCAATATTAACGTCTTCTAAATGTCTTTCTCTAAAGGGTAGGATTTGGAAGTCAGGGTGAATTACAGTATTTTTTAATAGTTCCATTACATAATCTCAAAGTCAGTATCCGCAGTAAACATACCACCAGATGATTGATAAGATCCTCTGCGTAATCGTCTTTGTTCACCGCCACCCAACATGAGATAACCGAAAGCATCGCCTACGTGAGAATGTTCGTTCTTAACGGGTTGGTCTTTAAAGCGTTCTTGTCCTGCACCTAAGCTTTGTCGTTTAAAAAAGTAACCGCCAGATAATGATTTTCTCAGTCGCAAGCATTTTTTGTCAACAACTAATCCAGGTTTACCATTAACTAATCGGTTCATGGGGCTGGCACCTGCTTCACGCCTAACTTGGAAAGCGTTACTGTCAGTAGGTTGTGCCTTAAATCCCAGGGATCGTAGATGGTCAAATGCAGTAACCTCATAGATCTCATCTCGTTTATTACCCGCAGGATCGCCCCATATTAAAATTTCTTGTTTGTTGTATTTTTGTGCAATGATGCTCAGTAGTTCTTGACCAAACCGTTCAAGACCCATATCAAACGTAACCAGTTCATCTAAGATCTTCCATGCACCACTGGCAGTGCGCTGACCAAAGATAGCCGCAGGCGTTAAACCAAAGTCAACACCAATCTGTACCGGGTAGTAAGGATCAACATCACAATTACCTGACATCAATTCATCATCGTATTCGGGCCACACAGGCCTTCCCTCTTGCACAAATGTATATTTGCCCTCTGCGTAGCACCGAATCCAATCTGCATTTTTACCGCCCAGTAATTGTTGGTAATAACCAGGAGGTAAGTTATTTCTGTTCTCTGCGTTTTGATTTATCTTCCACCATTTACCGCCACTGAATTGATAGCCATTAGCTTCAGGGTGATCAGGTATTTCATCAGAGGTAGCAGGTAACACGCCACCGGGTTGTCTAAAGAATTGCCAAGCAAACTCACCTTTAATCGGTTCTTTCTCAGCTAGCGTATGCCACCAATGATCGGAGTCAGGTGGGTTAGTGTCCATCCATATCCCGTACCAGGTAGGTCCACCGTCAGCTTTGGTAGGATATCTACCTACCCTGTGGGTTAAACCATCTATGACAGCTTTCGGTAACTCTCTGGCTTCGTTACACCAGGCCCCTGTTACTTCCAGGGATAATAGTTTTCTTACGGACTGGGGGGTATCGAGAGCCAGGAATATAACTTCGCAATCTATTCCAGCAGCATCACCTCGGCTTGGGAGTTTTAGGTGGTGGGTGATTGGTGGTTGCCATCTCATACCGCCCCAGGTTGATTCAGGAAATAACTCTTGCCAGGTCTTTATGGTAGTTGTTCTAAGTTCGGGGTAGGTATTACGTACCACAACAAACCTTGTGTACCGTATTCCATCTCTGGGCGATGGCTTTTGTTTAACAGCACGCAACATAATCTCAGCAGCACAGCCATAAGATTTACCGCTACCCACAGGCCCCATAAGGCCACGTACAAAGCTCTCAGAGTTTAGAAACTTCCAAACCGTTGGGCTTTCAGAGAAGTCAAGGTTTAGACTGGGTACTTCGGTAGGCATACAATTTATTTTGAACGTATTGTTCTAATCTAAAATCTAAAGCAGATGTACCTTCTAGTTGTTTCGCTAGCCAGGCTGAATTTTTATTCATATGGGCAAGGATATCTCTAATCGGTATCTTCGCTTCCAGTATCGCTTTGTTCAGATCCACTACTCTCGGATCCGTTATCTTCTTCAATTTCATAGGTTGTCGTTGGTCCTTTCATGTTAATCCCAACAATGCTGGGTTTATCTTCGTTCTTTTCTACGTCCAACATACCTGATGCTTTAGCTAAGACTCTTAGTACAGCCACCTTATCAAACATCTCAATGGTTACCCCATCCTTCGTTGCGCTGATACGTTTAATGGCTCTTAAAGCGTGTTCAGGTATTTGGTCTAATGGTTTAACGGTTCCATCTAAATTAACAATATCGGTAATGTTTGCAGTACCCAAGCTAAGTAATTCGGCAGCCACAGCTTCTTTATGCTGATGTAACGTCTCAGACCTACCAATCCTGCGTTGTACCATACGTACACCACCGAATCTACCTAGCGGGGGAATCTTTGTACTGGATCTAGCCATGTACTAGTTATACCACAATTAGAATGGAATATTGTCCTCAAATGGATCTGACTCTTGCGGTGAAGCAACAGGCTTATCTGCACCAGCAGGTTTAGCTTTTTCTAATTTAAACTTTGCAAGTGGGCGATTAGCTGGATCTTCAGCATTACGTCTCCAACCAACAAACTTATAATCCTTACCGTCAATGTTAACAGTAGCATTAAAGTCAGGTTGCTCTGGTTTTTCTTTGTATTTGTTTTCCCAAATAACGATTTGATTTGTGTTGTCGTATTGTTCAGGCATTTAAAACTCCTTCCTAAATTAGTTGAAACGATATCTTAACATTGTTTATGAAAAAACGGGAAAATATTTTTGTGAGGGGGATGTATGCAATGCGATGCCCCAGGGGGGCAAGGGGTGCCTTTTTAAAATGAATCTAAAATGATAATCAGAGTCATTAAACACCGATTATTCCTGGCATCCTGGTTTAACTTTTAAATTTATTAGACAGATCTTTTATTGTTTGGTTGATCTTATGGCTTTGGCTTTTATTCAAAGCTTTCTGTACTGGTTGCTTAAAGTATCCCAGGGCGTAGGCTATCGGCTTCCTGGTACTTCTACAATATTTTAAATGATCATCTAAGATATTTAGCCAGTCTTTCATTTCTAGCCCCTCTCTAATCCAATTAGACATTACCTCTATATCTCTTAAATTGTAGTTTCTCATTTGTCCTAGACTTTGACCTAAGTTTTTAAATCTTTCTAAATATTTTATGATTAAACTTCTTTCAACGGTCACACTATTATTATTATATATATAGTCGTTAATAAGTCGTTTATGTGATCCTATAGAGTCACACTCCTTGTGATCCCTAGGCGTCACACCCTGGTTAGGCTCTGTGACATTCATAGCGTCACACCCCTTTTTAATTTCATCCTCTTTTTCGGTTAGTTCTAATAACTCCCTGGCGTTTAGCGTCCCCCTGGCATCCTCTACACTAATAATGTCCTCTTGGTATATGACACGATAAGTCCTGGTGGGTTGATCTTTAAATTGTTTTTTAACCCTGGTTAATAATCCTATATCACGTAATTTTTTTAAGTTTCTGTTAATGGTTTCCCTGGTCACGTTTAGCTCATCGGCCAGGCGTTGTTGGCTCACCCAAGTCCGGCCGATTTGATCTGTATAACAGCACATAACAACCAGGACATTAAACGCAGTTTGCGGGATTTTTTTATCAGCCAGGAGTTTAATAGCCCTAATCGGCACTATGGAGTACTTGCGTAAGTCCTTGTTTCTTAAGGGTTTAAATTCCATTTATAAATTATTTTAAATAATTAGTAATAATTAGTTGACAATGTTATTTATATCTATAATATATTAGATATCAGATTAAATAAACAATTAATTAACGGGAGTAAACAATGATATATCAAGAAGTAACAGAAACAGCATTTATAAATGCTTTTAGACAGTCAGAAACTAGGCGTAATCAATTTAGTTATGAAGCACTTCAAGAGCTTTATTACTTTTATGATGGGCTAGGCACAGATCAGCCAGATATAAATTTCGATATGGTCGGTATCTGTTGCGATTGGACGGAGTACGACACGCCAGAGGAAGCATTAGAAAGCTATGATCTTGAAGATCTTGAAGAACTAGAAAGTATGACTACTACTTTTGTATTAGATAATGGAAAAGTTTTAGTCTGTAATTATTAAGGGGGATTTATGAAACATAAAAACAGAAACAGAAACAGATACATCAATAATGAGGTAGAGCCATTATGGGTATCTATCTTGGCCGCAATTGCTGGGTTTGCCTTATGGATAGGCATGGCCTGCTTTGCATGGTTATTATTGCCAATCATGGGAGGGTAACTAAATGAAAAAAGCAGAGGAGGGCGAATAGTGCAAGATAAAATCTATCAAGTGAACGATAAAGAGTTATTTGCTGGCAGTGGTATCATGTGGCATATGACCATTGATCCAAATGAGGAAGATACACACTTCCCAAACGATCCCATTGTAAGATTTTATGACACTAGCCCTGAAAACTTTTACAACCCAGAGGAAGGAAAGTATCTAGGACAGTTTGTCTCAAGTTACTATCTTAGTACCTTACTAAAAAGCAAAGGCAATCATGCAAAAGCTGGACTATGTTTACATGGTGGCGTTGAATCCTGGTTCATTTCAAGCTCAGGAATGGAAATTGTTTATAAACATTTGGAAAATTACAACAAAGGAGGAAAAAAATGAAAGATCAAATTTATAATACTTTTGTAGTGGCGCTATCTTTATCAATAAGTGCACCATCTGACGCATTACGACAGGAAATGTTATCTGCGGCTAAAGATATCGGGGCATGTTTAACTGAAGCAAAAGTTAATAAAGCCAAGAAGATCATTATGAAGGCTATTGAATCTGGCAAATTGCATGATTTAATTGTTGAAAAAGGATTATTAATTTAATTGTTGAAAAAAGATTATTATTAAATTAAATTAAAATATTCCCCCGTTGCCTATTCTATATAGGCATTTAGCCCCGCCCTAAAAAGCGGGGCATTTTTTTATTTCAACCTCAATAAAATCCTTATGCGCATATTTTTTTTGCGCCTTGATTCTTTGCACCAGGGTATCATCAGTAAAAGCAATTTTATTAAGACCATCTAACAGCGATTTTAAGAGGTTATCCAAATCCGCCACAGGTAAGACCATACCCGATAAACAATCTTGCTTTTTTAGGGCATTGTAGCTCTTAGGAATGGCAAAATTAAAACAAGCATTAACTATAACGGGAACGTCCAGGCATTGATCCGGGGAAATGTATTCCCTGGCGGTGTCTGAAATTAATTTTTCATAATCTTTGGTACGTTTCGGAGTGTAAGAATGGCCGGTGCGTGTAAAACGTGGGCGCCCTTTCGGGATAGGTTTGGTTTCAATAATAAAACTAATCAATGATGTCTATTGATCCAGGTGCTAACATTTTCTTTTGGTTCCAGGGAAACACCATTAATTGCCTGGTCTAAGAGTGAAGCAACCAATAAAGCATTGCTTACACCTCTTTCCCTGGCGAGTTCCTGGACCTGGTCTTTTAGAATTTTAGGCAGCCTGATAAACAGTGGTTCTAAATTTTCTGCGTTTTGTTTCTTATTCATCTTGCAATGATATCAGATATAGATATACTAATGGTGTTATAAATAATTTATAAGGAGGATATTTATGACATACTTAAACGATCTTAACCGAGACTATTGGATGGACGATGATGCAGACAACGATGATGCGCAAAGTCTGGCAGAGTTTAACCGGCAGTTAGAATACCGAGAACATTGCGAACATTCATTAAAGATTGCAATTGATTCTGTATTGTTTGCGGGTTGCTCCAAAGGTAGATGCTTAGAATTATGTGAAACATTTATCAAGGAGTGGAAATGATAGACACAAGAGCAGAAGCGCATGAGAAAGCAAAAAAGTTTGCACCTAATATGAGCAAGCAAATACTGGCTGAACTTTTGAAAAACTTAAAGACAGGTTCAGAATTAGCTGAAGATTTAGGCGCAGATGTTGTATCAATTCGAGCGAGATTATCTGACTTAAAAAAGAAAAAACAAATTTATATTGTTGGTCAGCGCAAGAATAAAAAAGGTAACAACGAAGATATCTATAGGCGTGTAGATACTATGGATGAAGATTGGTACGACAATGAAACCGTTTAACGTTAGTGAGATCAGCAATCGTTGTCAGGTTGTCGATCATCTTGCATTTAATATGGATAAAATTTTTAAGGAGGAATCCATGACAGAAATATTAGGAACAAACAGTACGTGGCATTACATGGAACAGCGCACAGCAGAATGGTATCTGATGCGTAAGGGTGTATTTACCGGGAGTAGCATTGGTAATTTTGTAAGACCAAACGGTAAGCCATACACTGAAGCGGCCAAAGAAAATTATTACAACACTGTCCTTGCTGGACTAAGGCAAAGTGAAAGTAGATTTTTAGAACAAGCCTTTGATTCTCAGGAAAGGATCTCTGCCCCTATGAAACGTGGCACAGATTTAGAACCTGAAGCCTTACAAAAGTATATGCAAATGACAGACTATAATGTCGAAGCAGTAGGGTTTATTAAACACAATGATTATCCCCTAGGTTGTAGCCCAGATGGTGTCATTGAAAGCGAACACAAAGGCGTTGAGATCAAGGTGCCACTTAACTATAACCATACCAGGGTATGGAAAACCAGGGAGGTACCTGAGAAATACTATGGCCAATTACAAATGTGTATGTGGCTAACAGGTTACAAGCAATGGGATTTCTTTAGCTATTGCGAACCTGAAGATAACCAACCCTCAGTTATTATTACTGTTGCCTATGATGAGGAGTGGGTTAAAGGAATGTTAAACAGAGTCATACCAATCTGCCATGAACTATTTATAGATTCAGCAGACATGGACGATCAATTAGTTTAGGAGGAAAAATGACTGAAGATAAAACAAGAGCGTTTCGAAAAGAACCATTGGAAAAACAAGAAGCTAACCAAGGAGAATACATTGATCCTAAATTGGCACAAGCATTGCTAGAAGCACAACAGAGCATTACTCACGCTATGGCGGATAGCGAGGGTAATTTCCGCAATAAGTATGCATCAATAGAATCTGTCATTGAAGCAGTCAAGGAACCATTAAATGATAATGGTATTACTTTTTTGCAAGTTCCTTACCATGTTCCAGGGTACCAATGTGTTGAGACTGTGTTCATACTTGCAGAGAATGGTGCGGTATTTAGAGCAGGTAAAACTTCTGTTGCTTGTAAAGATCAGACTCCTCAATCTTATGGTAGTTCGTTAACGTATGCCAGAAGATACTCCTTAGGTACATCATGCGCACTTAAGACTGAGGAGGATGATGATGCAAACAAAGCACAATCTTCTAATAACACAACCAGGCCATCTGTTGATAGGGGGCGTATATAATGGACAGTTATTACAGAAGGACCGGTGAGAAACATATAGATAAAGTTTATAAATTTATTGAAGAATACCAAAAGAAATATGTGATCACCCCAACCCAAGAAATTATTGGCAACAAGTTTGGTTTGAGCCAAAGCAATGTGACTATTGTTTTGCGCAGCCTGGAAAGACAGGAAAAAATCAAAAGAGGTGGAGGTAATTATGCCATCAAGATACGTTAAGGAAGATCATCTTACCAAAGCTGTTGTAGTGATTAGTGATTATCAAAAAGAAAACTTAATCACACCTACCAGGGATATCTTGGCGCATGAATTAAATCTATCTCCATCTCACATTACACAACTCTTAAAGATTTTAGAGGAGAGAGGATTTATAGTTCGAGGTGGTGGCAATTATGTCATACGATAAGGACTTGATTTTATAAGATATTTTAGTAATATGATATCTGAGGTAATAACAAGAGGTGGGCATGACCACTATTGTTTGGCACCAGGAAGGGATATTAGCCACTGATCGCATGGCGGTCAGCGATGGCATAGCATCGAAGTGTCAAAAGTTATTTACCTTAGACCATTACGCTATTGCAGTATCAGGGACACTTAGTTGTGGCCCAGCGTTTGTCCGTTGGTTTAATCATTTAACCGGGGACTGTCCGCTTGATGATGATACGATAGTATATGTAATGGATCTCAACACCGGGCAGTGTGATGAGTTTGATTCAAATGGAGTTGGTATATCTTTGAACCCCCCATTTGCTAGCTCTGGAACAGGCTCAGGCATTGCCCTCGGTGTCCTGGAAATGGGTGGTACCCCACAGCAAGCCATAGAAATAGCCAGTAAGTACGATGTTAATACTGGATTGGGGGTGGACCTGGTAAAGATATGAATCAATATTATTTATTATTCATTATCTTCTTGGTAGGTTGTGCCAATACCTACATTCCTACATCTAATAACAATCAAGATGAAGTCATTGTCTGTAAAGATTATGGCAAGACTATGGATTGTATTGTATCTGATAAACGATCTGCTGAATACGAATTACAAAGAGTATTGGATAGGTATTAATGAAGATATTACATTTAGATATAGAAACTGCACCGCATAAAGTTTATTCCTGGGGATTATGGGGCCAGGATATTAGCATTAAAAATATAATTGAACCTGGTTACACCATGTGTTGGGCAGCCAAGTGGCATGGCAAGAAAGAAATCATGTTTGATTCCATGCACGAAAGCAGCCACAAGAATATGATTAAAAAGATCTATGATCTGATAAACCAGGCTGACGTTGTATGCCATTATAACGGGACGAAATTTGACATGCCTACCCTGAACTCGGAATTTATAAAATATCGCCTAGATCCCCCCAATTTGTACGCTGAGATTGATTTATTAAAGACAGTTAGAAGGCGGTTTAGATATCCCAGTAATAAATTAGATTATATCTCTGGTTTATTTGATCTTGGAAACAAGACCAAGCACATGGGTATGGATCTATGGAAGGCTTGCATGGATGGGGATGAGCAAGCCTGGAAAACAATGAAGAAATATAATAGACAAGATGTGAATCTATTAGAGAAAGTCTATCGACATCTATTACCCTGGATTCCAAATCATCCGAATTGGGGATTGCATAAGGAAGATCATGGTTCTTATGTGTGTCGTAACTGTGGTAGTAGTAATATGAAAAGGAATGGTTTTTATTATGCGGCAACCACTACGTATCAGAGAATTAAATGTACATCTTGTGGATGGCAAGGTAAGTTAAGAACCCAGGCCAGTAAACCACCTGAAGGATTAACTAAATAATGTCAGCTAAAGATAGACAAGAGGGTGGTAATCACTACAAGAAATACAAGATACAACCCTATGATTTTATAATGGAGAATGGATTGTCGTATCTTCAGGGTAATATTATTAAGTATATTTGTCGCTATCAAGATAAGCATAAAGATCAAGTCATTGATTTAAAAAAGATTATTCACTATTGCGAATTAGAAATAGAAAGGATCAGCTCATCAATTCAAAATGGGGACCATCAATAAAAGGTCTTTTACCTTCTGACCTTCTTAAATCTACGTAAGCATCGGTGCATGATTGCATGGATCCTTCCCACTTACGGATGTCATGGCATTGCCAAGCGGCACCCCATCTGATTTGTACGTCATGTGCAATAGCAGCACTGCGAATGGCATCTGCTATATCGTCATAGAGTTTGATTTCCCAGGAGACTCTTGGTCCTACGTAAGCAACCAGGTCTACTGCATGACCAGTTAAATGTTTAGACTTCATGGTCTTACTTGCACCCGCAGCAACCAATGCTTCTTGTTCTTCATGGGTTCTTCTTCCCTGGAGGACACCGAAATCTACTTTGCTTAATTGAATGGCAGTCTTAACAACCTTGACCAGTTGTTTATCGACACCTTCTAAACGATCTAAAGATCGCTGACTGAGTTTATACATAATATACGTATAGTAACAAAGGCAGTAAGATTGTAAAGATAACAAAGGACCAAACTACATTGCCCTCATCTGCAAAAAACTCATCGAGTTTTGTCTTTAACTTTTTCATAAGATCTTAAACCTCCTAAACCTAGCATACCCATAAGCACAGGTAGCATGGTAGTTGTATCTGCCTGGGGTATATCAATATGAAACCCAGAAGCAATAGGACTGACAAGAAAGTTCACCATAAAGCCAAGCACACAAACCCACCCGGTAGCTGGTCTCCATCCACGTTGGAACCAATTACCCTGGGCTTCTTGTTTATTAACCTCGATCTGAGCCAAGTTAATCTGATGAGCGTTATCAAGGATTGCTTTCTCAATCTCTTGTCTAGCCCTTTCGGCCTGGTTCTTATCGGGTATTACCCGGTCAATCACTGTACCGACTGATGGCATTATGGCGTTCATTAAATTCTGTATCATTTCTTAACTTCTCTAATTTAAATTTTAATAACTTATTCTCACTTAATAATAAATTATTAGTACGCTCAACCTCAGTCAGCCTTTTGATGAACCTTATCTTTTCATCTGTTAGCATCATAACATTGCAACTATAAAATAATTACAATAATAATAATAACTTATAAAGTGTGATATTGGAAATTAATTAAATGCGATCTGTGCCAGGAGTAATATGACTGCACCTGAACATGAGATAAGAATAAGCTCCAGTCTTTTAATTCTTAAGATAGTCTCTTTCCATCTTTCTGAGCAAATGGCCTCATGCGTGGCTAGATTTTTATCTATATTATCTATCCTTTCATGCGCTAGTTCTGTGGTTCGTTTCATCTTGCTAACGGATTGCTTACTGCGTCAAAGGCTTCCCATAATTGATCTACTTCTGCAGCAAACTCTCTTAATGCTCCTTCGTATTCTTCTACTGTTTGTTCAATACTTTCTACAAGTTGTTGATTATCCTCAACAATATCACTATTGGTATTGATCCTATCCCGTAAGTCTAACAGCAATTGTTGCTGTTGCATAATGGTTTCTAAGTTGGCACCCAGGGTAGCCAGTCTTGCTTGTAAAGTAGCTATGTCACTTTGTGCTATGCTCTCCTCAATCAAAGAAATTCTGCGCTCTAATGGGGCTAATTCTGGTACCTGGATAGCTGATACCTGGGATTCTAAACTGTCTACTCTACCCATGAACTCAGCAAAGCCATAGATAAATCCAGATATGGTACTGATAATGGTAAAGCCAATGGCAAGATAGACTCCTTTAAACTTAATACCAGAGATATTAAGTTCTGTATCTTGTAGGCTCATTAGAGAGAATTGCCTGTGTAGATAGATTCGCCTGTAAAGTACACATCTTCTAAAGACTTCATGGCACCGCTTAAGAATCCGTACATAGAATGAAACGCCTGGCCACTGTTGTAGAATGTAATGCTGTCCTGCACTGCATTGTAAGCTACGGTCATGTTAGATAGGTTCACGTTATAGGCTTCTGCCACGTCATCATTAGATGAGGTTAAGGCTTCGTTGTTAGAAGCAGCTAAGAAAGCAGCAGCATTAATCGCATGAGTTTGGACTGAGTCTAAACTGGTATTGTAATTGTCAACCTGAGTTTGTGTTAAACCTACATTATTATCTTGAATGTAATCTTGTAATTGTTGTTGTTCTTGTACGTTATCAGCATTGCTGGCTTGCTCAAAGACATTGACTACAGTAATTAAAGATGTTGTAGCAGCAACGAAATCATCTACTGCACTCTCTAATTGCACCATCTCTGTTTCATGTGCGTCTTGAAGTAAAGCCTGAGTATTGTAGTAAACCGCATTTTGCACAGCAGACAGCGCATTATTATAAGTAGTCATCTGTAATTCTGTAATCAATGCCTGATCTATCGTATCAGTTGGAGCAATACCACCGACACCTGCATAATAATTCAGACCGCTCACTGCATAATGGCCCTGGTCCACTGTATCTATAATGGATGCGGATGCATTAATTAAGTCTTGAACTGTATCTGTTTGTGACTGTGCGGAATCTATCAGAAATAGACCGAGTATCAGTATTAATATCTTCTTCATCATTGTCTCCAATTCTTAAAACTATATCATAGTATTCTTTTTGTTCATCATAATTTGGTATGAATGTTTGTGGGTTCATACGCATATAAATGTAAGCGATATTACCTACAATCAGTTGACCGTTTACTGTGAAAGGACAGGGCGTACCTGACTGGAACATACTAAACCATATCTGTTCTGACTCACACGCTCTGCTGACTGCAGCTATGTTCATGTTTAAAGTCTGCAATAGTTTGGCTTCTCTGATTCTTAAACAATCTTCATCTACCCGATAACTGCCATGCGACATACCAAGTAAACTTAACTGGATACTTCCGCCTGCACTGATAAGGCAAGACTCACTACCATTAAACATATAACTAGGAGCAATAGCTGACGGTGGCGGGGATGGAAATCCTGCCCCTCCTCCAGTATAGTTATTGGTAGTATCAAGATTATTGCTACCAACTGTAGAATTAACAGTATTGCTGTTAAGATCTCCTGACTGTTGAGCAAGGATAACACTAGGTATTAATAATAATAACCATAGGTATCGCATAGCATATTACTTGCCGGGCATTTTGGCCTTACCCAAATTAATGGCTAAGACTTCTATGATCTTATATGCTTTACCAAGTAGTTGATCGTCTTTAGGTGTGGGGGTAACTGCACATACTAATGATGCAATCATTACAATGTCAGGGATCAAGTTGATCAGAGCTATTAGTTGGTCCATCTTTTTTCTCCAGGGAAAGTTTAAGTTGTTGTATAAATACATCTAATGCGACTTGCACCTGGTCCCCTTGTAATCGGATGATACCAGCCCTTCCCTGTAAGTCTTTAATTTGTGCAACTAAATATAATTGATCCTCATTTAAATCAGATTCTTTATATTCAATTCCATCAATGGTTAATGTTCCTTCCTGATTCATAATATCTCCTTACCAAGCCAATCCAGCGATAGATGTTGGATTTGCTAATGCGTCTAGTTGTGATTGTAGCCCTGCTTCAATAGCATCTTTATCAATGCTTTCATGTCCATGTACCCATACTAAGACTGTTGCTTCATCTAAGCTATCAAAGCCTACGAAGCCATCAGCAGATGCGTCAGGACTGAATCCTACTGTGCCATAGCTTGATGCGCTATGCTCACCACTTGTTGCACTTACACGCCAATGAACAGTAGTTACACCACCATCACTAGCATTTCTTTCCATTTGACTTATTGTCCATGTTGCCATGTTATTTCTCCTATATTCCTGCAATAATAAATGCTAAAAGTTCACTATATCTGATGCCCATGCGGTCTTTCTTGACTGCACCTTCATCGCCTTCGCTAACTGTGTTGCCTTCGCTATCTTCCCACCATTCGTCATAGCAAAACATACCGTATTTGCCAGCTTCCAATCCTTCAGCTTCAAAGGCAGCTTTCAGGTCTTGAGCGATAATGCCAAAGTGAATACGAGCATCGTCACCTTTATCAGCTACAGCATCTTTCCAACGATACTTGCGTAGCAATGTTTTAGCAGTTACAGCAACATTCTGTTCAGCTTGACTGAGTTTTTCAATGTCCTGCTTTTCTCGTTCGTCAGAGGTATTAATTGTTCCAGTACCAGCATAAATAACAGACCATCTACCACCAGAAATACCCATGCTTATGGCATTATCTCTTACTGCATTGGTTGATGTATTCCAAGGTTGGAAGGAATTACTGCTGGCTGCAAACAAGACCCCAGTATCACCATTACCAATTCCCATATTGCCAGAGCTATGAGAAAAAATACTCCCCACGCTTGTGCCGTCTTTGCGGAAGTCTGCAATCGTTCCGTCAGAGGTTAAGCGGTTTAACAATAGAGGTAAATTACCATCACGCACCGCTGATATAAAACCAAAAGGTCCGTTGACACGCACACCCGCAGTTGTATCGTCAGCACTTGTCTTACCAACCAACAAGTTGCCTGATGAGTCGATACGCATTCTTTCTACAAAGCTAGTAGTTCCTAAAAAATAACCACCGAATATCATTTCTGATGTTTTAGAGGCTGTTGTTATATTATTAAAATAAATATTTCCAGAACTTCTGGCTGTGTTTGTTTGTGATACTGTTCCGTTGTCAAATAATAAATTAGAAGATATACCACCGTTTAAAGCATTTCCAGATGACCATAAAGAAACACCATTCATTACTCCGTTATTTGTAGTGCCACCATAGAAGACTGTACTACCATTTGTGTAAGTAGGAGCCACTCCAGAAACGTGTAATATAGCTTGTGGACTAGTCGTACCAATACCTACGTTGCCTGGACTGTCGATTATCATACGTTCTGTTACATCGTAAGGGTCTGTGCTACCATTTGTTCTTGTTGCAAAAACTAAATTACCACTAGAACCAGGATAGCCTGTGTTTTTTCCATAAATCGCTGCACAATAAGATGCACTAGATGAAACATCTCTCCATGCAGAAAAGGCTATACCACCCATAGTATCAGCAGTTGTGGTACTAACACGATACTGGTTTTTGAAAGTTAATAAAGAACCATCAACAGTAGAGTCATCTTGCATAGTTAGCAGAGTGTTTGGACTACTTGTACCAATACCTACGTTGCCCGATGAGTCGATGCGCATTCTTTCTGAAGTAGTCCCATCTGTTCCTGTAAAGAAAATGATGTCATCATAACCATTAGCTATCTGCATAGTATCCAATGAGCCAGAACCATAACCAATCCAACCATGCTCATTCCCAGCACTATCTAAAAAATCAATGTAAGTAGATAGAGGTTCAGTACTATTTGTATCTTGTAATGTTAGTATTGGACTAGTGCTTGCTATGTGAAGTTCAGAAACAGGACTAGTCGTTCCAACACCTAAGTTGCCTGCTGTGGTAAGTCTCATTTTGCTAGTGCTTTGCATTTGAAAGTCAAGACCATTTGTAGTATTACGAATATCTAAGGCTATTAAATCGCTTTCAGAATTTATTTGTAAAATGTCAACATCTGCACCACGAAATTCAGCAATAGTTCCTGTAGCTCCTAACTCAACATCTAGCTTACCACTAGGCGAAGCAGTACCAATACCTACGTTCTGGCTGGAATCAATCGTAATCGCTGTGCTGGTTGCGTTATCGTCTATACCTGTTGAGGTAAATCCTGTCAGCGTACCAACGCTTGTGATGTTAGTTGTTGGATTGTCTATCCATTTGCTTGTTCCACTATCATAAAATAACAAAGAGCCATTAGCAGGAGTTGTGATGTTGACATCATCTAATAAGGATAGATCAGAATACTCTGTGTTCTGCCAGGCAGATCCATTATAAACTTTAAGAACATTTGTTGTTGTATTAAAGTATTGATCGCCTGCTGTTAAAGCATCGCCATCATTATCTACAGTTGGATCGCTGGCCTTGGCTCCTAAATAAATATCATCAAAAGCATCAAAGGATGCAGCAGCACTAGCAGCACTAGCGGCAGCATTACTCTCAGATGTTGAAGCATTGCTTGCACTTGTGGCAGCAGCACTTGCACTGTTAGCAGCATTGGTCTCACTGGTTGACGCATTACCTGCTGAAGTTCCAGCATTAGTTGCTGAAGTAGCGGCTGAAGATGCGCTTGTTGCTGCACTGGTTGCACTGGTACTGGCTGATGATGCACTTGAAGCAGCGTTTGTTTCACTTGTAGAAGCATTGCTTGCTGAAGTAGCAGCGTTAGTAGCTGATGTTGAAGCGTTACTTGCTGAAGTTGATGCTGATGTAGCAGAATTACTTGCGTTGGTTTCAGATGTAGCAGCATTAGAAGCACTGGTACTAGCAGCACTGGCTGAATTACTTGCATTGGTTGCGCTTGTTGCAGCGTTAGATGCTGATGTAGAAGCGGCACTGGCACTTGAAGCGGCAGCAGAAGCAGAACTTGCTGCATTAGATGCAGATGTAGCTGCACTCTCAGCGTCCACCACAAGGTCATAATAAGACGAATTTGTGTTACTGCTTAGTGGGGTACTACCACTACTGGTATGTGCGGTATTTACCCTATATACGTTCTCATTAGAGCCATCCTTAACCAGGTCTCTAACCGTATAAGTTGTACCTGATACCCAATCACCTCTCCAGTTACCAATATCCTCACCGACTACCGGGTTACCACTGCTGTCAAAGGCCAGGGTTTTACCTGCTCGGCTTGATTTTAAGGGTAGGGTTAAGTCTCCATCCTCGTCAGCAATGTTAAGTTTCATGGCTCGATCAAACCTTTCATCAAGCTGTTGTACCATGATGACATTACTATCTAATTGTTCATTCAATGAGGAAGCTAATAGATCACCCGCAGTCACAAAGTCTGTGGTCCTGGATAATTCTCTACCACCAACGATGGTTAATAGGTCAGCTAAGACCAAAGCAGTACCATTACCACTACCAGTCAGGGTGACAGATCCCGTTCCGTTGGCATTAATAGTAACTGTATAGTCTGTTGTTAAAGTAAGAAGTGTGCTATTCTTATAAACTACAATATCAGTATTTTGTAAGATATTGAAATTAAAGGAAAAAGGTCCAAGACCTGTATTCCCGGTGTATTGTGTCCGCCTGGTGACGGGATTAATTGAAATGTCTGCCATATCGTGTCCTCAATTTCTGTTTTTTATCATATCATGGCGCTGGTTTCAACGCACTTTCTATTTCTGGTAATCGTTCTGGTGCAGTCTGTCCAGGGCGCCACCAATATTCTTGTCCATAATTTTTATAATAATTTCTTTCTATTCGTCTTAAGTTATTGCGATACTGTGGATCGTTCATTAATTGTAATTGTTCAATAAGCAATCTTTCATACGCTAATCTTGTGTACCATATACTTGATCCTGGTTGATATTTAGCAGCAAATCTTATTAATTCTTGAGTTGCATTAGTATCATCGCCACGCATAGCTTGACCTAAATTACCAATTGTTAAGTTTCTTAAATCATTAGCAAATCCAACAATAGGCCCAGCTATAGTTTCAGATAAGCCGCCACCGTATCTATTAACACTTTGAAATAAAAAGTCTCCAAATATACCTAAACCGCCACCTTGTAATATGGCTGACATCCAAAATTCTGGTGATGTCATTGGTCTTGGATCTCTACCTTTAGATATTTCTTTAAGCTGTATAGCTAATGCACCTAATAACGTATTACCAATGGCAAAATTTGTTAAATATTTAGCTTTATTAATCATGCCTTGTTGGGTAATTCCACGTATAACATGGGTATTTATAATGGTAATAGAAAAGTTTTTAAACATTGCAAAACTCTCTAATAATCCACCTGCTATGGTATTTGGATCTACATTACCTGTTAATGCTAATCGACCTCTACGACTTGATGAGGGAACTGCAAAGTTTGTTTGCTCAACAATCATTTCCATATACCTGGTAGCCAACTCTCTTGCTTGCCATTGAGGTATGCCAGTCATTGATTCAATATCTTCAGCACGCAAAAAGGTAGCACCTTCGTATTCATAAAGCTCTGCTTCTTTTATTTTGTTCCAAGATACTTCACCAATATTATATTTTTCTAAGGTATTCCTGGTTTTTACATCTAAATCATTCCAAGATTTTTTTAAGCTATCAGCCATATAACCCATAAATTCCATACCAAAAGCCCATCTTCCAGCCTGTGTCATCGGTGTTAAACCACTAATATTCAAAACTGAATCAGCTATTCGCCTGGTTAGTTCTGGTCCTAAATTATTATTAGTATATCTAGCTGAACCACTGGCTAATGCAGTGTATGATTCTGCAATAAGTCCAAGTCTTAATCCTAATTTTTGTTTTTCAGCGCTTGATAATGCTACTAATTGTTTCAAATAATTATTTAAAGTCTTGGTTTGTGGCATACCTATAAACTGTTTAGCTATTCTTATTGAGTTAAGATCAGTAATAGAACTAATAGATGCGCCACCTAAAAATGATGATGTAATAATATTTTTTAAACCAGTAATGATATTAGGAAAAAATCCATCAATAGGCTTTTCTGCTCTACCACTAATGGCTAGATATAAATCTTCTATTTTTTTGCTAGCACTTTGAGCTTTATTTATAGCTTTTGCATCTTTACTTAATTGCGCTCTTTTTATTAATGATTCCTGTATAAACTTAATCGTTGACTTAGGGTTAGGTCCTAATATTTCTAATTGAGCAATGTCCCTGGACATACTATTAATATGACCAATCATTGTGTCAAAAGCATTTGGATTGCCAAATTTTTCTTGGTATTCAATCCAGTTATTAGCATCTTTAAATACTAAGAATCTATGATCTACACGCCTATTTGATAGTTTCATTCCCTGGCCACTTCTGCCTGGTATGATTTTTGCGTAACCGTCAGTAGTTATGGTTTCATAAACATCTCTAAGAGCAGTCCTTAATTTAACTTGATCAAATGGCAGTTTGGTCTTTTCGTCTATCATTTTAGATACATCAAGCCTGGGCAATATAAAATCTGTCCATTCATCTAATGATGCCTTTCTGACAGATAACACATCATGGAATTGTGGTAATCCCCAATCGGTTCTTTTGGGAATGTGTCCACCTGCTGCATTAAATCTTTTTCTTAAATATTCTGATGTTTGTTTCCAGGCATCTGCTAATTCCCTAGCACTTGTACTTTTTGTGCTACCAGGCTCAAATACCTCTCTAATCATTTCTTTTAATTGAGCTTTGTTTCTTTGAACACTTAAAGCATTACGTCTAAAGGTATATAAAATATTAGACATTTTAGTAGTCGCAGCCCTATTTATAGCCTGTGTCCTAGATTCTAAGTTTGCATATTTAGCAAAATCATCACGATCTAATAAAGCCAATGCAGCTTTTTCATAATTCACTTGACCTCTTAGATCTCTATAACTTTCTAAGTTAGCAGTAATTTTTGTCCAATTTTGTATTTGTAATAATTTTTGTCTTTTCTTTTCGGCTGACATAAATTCTAAAGTATCAAAAGTATCTTTTGCTGCTTTAGCAGATGCCGCAGCATCATTCATATTATTTTTATATTCGCCTTCTAATTCATCAAAAAGATCCCTGGCTTCATTAGCCTGATCTCTTGTGATGGTTCCTTCATTTTCAGCATTGATAATACAATCTTTAAAACTCATTCAATACATCCTCTTAATCTATCTAACATAGCCTGATCTTGCTCGATCTCATTGCGAATATCACGTACACTTTGCGACTGCACAACAGTTGCGCCTGTTTCCGGATCAATAATTTCCTCGATAGGAATTTCTAATGTTTCATCTAAATCTGGAATAGATAATAGATCGTTTTCTAATTGATCTCCTTGTTCTGTAAATCCTTTACCGCCTACTTCATCAAAGGCATCTACTTGGCTTTCTGCGACATCCTCAAACGTGCTCCCTTTCTGCGCAACATTGATAGGCTGTCCAACATCGCCAGATGTAACCCTGTCGATATCGCCTGATTCAATTGATCGTCTGACAGCATCGAGGAATCCCTCAGTAGGTTGTCTATAGCTTCTGGTGTCTCTCGCTGTTCTTGCTGCGGCTGTGAGCGCATCCGAGAGCGGGCCCGTTTTGTTCGCAAGGGCTTGGATGATTGCGATTGCTTTTTCGTCATTTTCTGCTCTCCTAATGTTTTCATTACGTGCTAATACGTTACCTGCATCTTCCATTTTGCTTGCATTTTTAACTAAAGTATTGAAAGCTGCCTTGTCTCGTCTTAATGCTTTTATAGTGTTATCTAATATCTTTGCTCTTTCAATGAAATAACTTTCTACAAACAGTTCTTCACCGAATAAAGATTCTTGTGTTATTTTTTCTCCACCTGTTTCTCTAATTTGTCTAACAATAGATTCAGCCTGGAACGCATTAGATGGATCTGTCTTATTTAATATTTGTATTGCATTTAATTGTAGTCCTGGATCTTCTATTAATTTGCCTACAATAGAACCGTATTTAGGATTAAGAACACCATTGACAATAGAACTAAAAGCTTCATCTGATAATAAAACCAATCCTTGTGCTTGTTGAACTAATGCAGATGATGGTGGCAATTGACCAATTTCTGTTGCATCCATTCTTAATATTTTTGCCGCATCAATGGCTGTTCCTGTTCCCTCAGAAATATTTTTTACAGCAGCAATAACTCTAGCCATTTCTGGTGTAATGCCATCTTTTTCACGTAAGATAAATCCATTCAGCACAATATTTTTTGTAGGATCTTCGGCAGATAATCTTTTAGCCAGTCCTAATCTTTGATGCCCATCTGCTATAAATTGTCTACCATCTGCAAATTCAAAAACAGTAACAGTTCCCGATAGAATAGGATTCCATTCAGTAATTCCTTTCAATCTTTCACTTACACCAAACTCATCGCCACCTGCTTTAAACTGAAATGTCTCTGCATCTACTTGTATATTTGCTGGATTTAATCTTGTTAATTGAGGATCAGCATTATCCATTTCAAATAGATTTCTGGATCCTGTATTGCTTTCTGATATATCTGGCATCCTGGGCGCTTCTGCTTGTGATAAAGCCCTGGTTGCTTCGTTTAATCTTGATTGTGATTCAGTAAAGTTTGCATCATTAGTATTTCTTAAAGCATTGGCTTCATCTTCTAAAATATCAATAGTTGTTTCTAATGTATTAATATTTCTATTTCTTTGAATTAAGCCTGTATTTCTTAATGCTTCAATCCCTCTTTGTGTTTGTTGTTTGGTTAAATTGTAAGTTGCATTTAATCCTCTAAATGCTGCTGGTAATGCAGCACCTACTGTTCCTGCGGCTGCAACATTTGTCCAGAATTGTTCGGCAGTATATTCTAATCCTAGTTCGTTATACCATTGGGCAACCTCTGGTTGAATCATGGCTTCCACACCAGCATTAACCATAAACTCTCTAAATAACAATGTGCTTAATTTAGTTCCCTGCCCAAATGGTATAATCATTGAAGCAATATTTATTGGATCTGTAGCTGCACCAGCCATACCTCCTGCAAATCTTGCTAACCTTCCCTGGAATCCAGGAGTCCTTGTAGCTATCTCATTCAATTGTTGGTTATATTCTAAAGCCTGGTTTCTTGCCCTGCTTTCTATTTCTTCTTGTGTAACCCATTCCAAATCATTTAATGTGTCTGGATTTTGTTGAATAATGTTTACAATACTATTTATATAAGATGAATAAGGATTAACTGAACCATTGGTTAAATCATATACAAAAGAGTCAACTTCTCTAACGGAAATTGGATTAATTAAATTCATTTCCATTCTTTCATTAATGGTATCAATCACTGGCCCCCATTGATCTCCAATCATATTTTCCATGCTGAAAGTATTTTCCATTGATCTAACTTGATGGAACGCAGCATTAAAATTATCTATTAATCCACCTCTACTTTGGGTTATAACGCTTTGTGGATCAGTAAGTGTAGGATCTTTTGCCCCGGTATATAAGGTCATTGTAATAACCAGCTATTCTCTAAGAGATTAAGATATAAAGGATTGCCATCTCTATCACCTATCTTTTCAAAAGTAGGTATTCCACCACTAAAATAATTCATATTTTTACGAACCAGATAATAGTTACCCATACCTGCTTCACTTTGTTGTAATACATAATCACCATTATTAATATCCTCAATCATTCCTGGATCAATATTAGTAGATTCTGTTATTTGCTGTAATTGTTCAAATGTTAAATTGTCTAACATGGTTTCATATTGGTCAGCATTGTAACCAGGCATTAATAGTGTAGGTTGATCATTTACATCTTGGATGCCGCCTGTGCCAGATTGATTGTCATATCCTAATAATTCATTGATTGAATCAACATATAAACTATCATCAAACATATTTAATTTACGAGCATCTTGTGCTTTCTTTGTATATAAAGCTTCTGCCAATGTCATTGTTGATCCATATAATTCTGGCGTATATGACAAAGCATTTTGTAATTGATTATCTTGTATCATACGTACATCAACAGTGTTTATTGTTGCCTGTATACCACTTGCTATTAATTCTTGTCCTGCTAATACATTTCTAGCTGTTTTTGCCTGGCCTATATTTAATAATCCACCTACTAAAGCCATATTAGAATCAATACCATTTATTTGAGCAAATACTTCAGGTGCATAATTACCAAAGTTTTGCGTAACAGTTTGTAATAAAGTTAATTTGGTCATTGCATCGCCAGACGCATAAGCTTCTGCTAATGTATCTGCTTCTAAGTTGGTTAAGAATTTTAATGAACCGCCATATAAAGATCTTACTGCCAGCCCATCTTCTATTCTTTTTGGTATAGATGCAGCTAATCCTTCTGGTGTAGAAAAATCTAATGGGCTAGATGTAATTTGTCCCATTGTTTGTCCTAATGAAATAGGATCGCTTTCTCTTTGATTTTTCATAGTAGTTAGAAGGCTTTGTCCTAACTCAAATATCTTTGTTTCCATAAGATCATCCATGCCTTCCATACCTATTCCCTCTAATCCTTGATCTCGCATTACGCTTAATAATGCTTCTAAATCTGTAGGTCTCATAGATTTAAAAGTGGAAACTGTATTATTAATAAATTGGAATCTATTTAATTGTTCGTATAGCTCTACCTGGAATGGAGTAGGCAAAGCTGCAATTCTATCTTGCATAGCAATAATCCTATCTGGTTGGACTATTCCTTCATTGGTAATAATTGTTTCAAAGTCTCTAATGTTAGATGCTATTTCTCTGGATTGGCCTTCTGCAATAGATACTTTAGCGTTTACCATACCGCTTAATGAAGTTAATAAACTTCGATTATCATTAATTGATAATTCTGGTAATGGGTTTGCCTGGATTTCATTAATATAATCTAGCTGGTTTTCAAAGTTTAAAGTTTGAAAGTTATAAATAGCATTTTCTTTTGCGGCAATTGAAGCTGCATTATTTTTATTTTGTAGATTATTTTTATAGGCGTCTAATTGTTCACTGGTTAATGAACCTAAAGCGTCAATACTTGCTATTGCTTCTGATCTCTCTCTATAGCTTGGTAATGCAGATATTTGTGATTCAATATAATATCCTGTTACTTGATTTTCTAAAGAAATTAATTGTTGTTGTTTTATTTCATCAAATGTATTTTGATCTAAAATACTTTGCCTAGCACTTTCTAATACATTGGCTGTATCTTCATCCATGATACCGCCTGTAGCAATAAGGCTATTTCTTATTTGATCAAGTCTTTGTGTTTGTAGTGCTTCAAACTCAACAGTTTCAGCTTGTTGTTGTAAAACATTGTATCTATTTAAATATTGTGAATCAGCATTAGCTGCTACTGTTTCTAGTCTGTTTCTTAATGATGCGGCAATCCCGGCATCAAATTGACTTAGCGATGCAGAAAATCCATCAACAACATCTAATAATTGAGAATTAACATTTTCATAAGGCGTTGTATTAAGTTGAGCATCTGCCAGGATTCTATCAATTTCAAATCTTGCTTGGCTCTCAATTCTGTCTGCACCTACTCTATTAGCTAATGCGTAAGCAGATCTCTCTGCTTCGGTTCTTGGCCCACCTCTTTGTGATATTTGTTCTAATATAGAAGCGTCACCAAATTCATATACTGCTTGCTCCCCTTCTCTGCGTCTTGTTTCTTTAACTTTTGTAGATACAAATTCTTGCATACGTGCTAAATCACCACGTATCATTTCTGTTCTAGCAGTTGTGCTAGGTCGTTGCAATCTTGGAGGGGCTACTGCTTGTATGCCTGTTTTTGTATATCTAGGTAATTGTGCCATTATGATTTCTCCCTACCAGTTCCAACGACTGCTGCCTGTCCTGTTTTTGTTGGGGTTAATTTTAATGGACTGTTTTGTGCAATATCTAACAAATTCATACCTGCATTAATTAATGCACTATCTCTATAACCTTTGCGTGCATCTTCTCCAGCTTCCGCAAATAATCTTGCTTGTGCGCCTGCGCCTGCATATTCTAAAGTTGCATTATCCCTGGCAATGTAATATTCCATGACTGCATCCCTGGTGCTTTGTTCTGCTACAGCAAATGGATTACCTGTAGTAGCTTCAATACCACTGGCTGCTGCCCTTGCTGCGGTTGTTGCTAATACTTTGTTAAGATTATTTAAAATATCAGCACCTTGTTGTCTATAGGATATAGCAGCACTCCTACCTTGTAATAAAGTATCGGCTGCTGCCTGGTCATATTCTTTTTGTAATTGCACTCCTTGTTCTTTGGTTGCATCATATTGTTTCTTACCTAAGAATAATTGAATGCCTGTTGTAATTGCAGGTAATATCCAAGTTGGCATTTATTTATCTCCTATAATCATATTAATTACCTATACTCATTCGATATTCTAATCCTAATAATGTCATCTTTAATGGTACGGTCTGAGTTATGGTTATCTGACCTGTATCACTAAAGCCTAAAATTCCATGTACAGTTTTTACGCCTGTATATTCTTGGATGGGTGTATCTAATACAGCTTCACCAAAGTTTCTAAATGATATTTCTGTACCATTTATATTAATGCTTTGTGTTTCATAAACTAAAGCATCTATTTGTATTATACGCTTTTTAACACCCTGGACACTGCCTGTTGATAATCTTGGTTCAGTTGGCATCGTAACAATAGATACAGTAAAGTCTAATCCAACTTCATAATCTGATGTTGCTGCGGTATCAAAAGTAACTGTATAAGGTGACGCTGGTACAGTCTGACTGTTCTCAATCGCACCATCTCTAATGATGGCTATTTCTTTAGCTTCTAAATGCGTAACATTAACACTAGCTGCTGCACCCCCGGTTAATGCACTATCTAATGTTAAAGTATTATCAAACTTCTCTAAATAATATTTATCAACACTATTAACGGTTCTTTTAACAATGACGTAGACATCATCTATTTCTACTGCAACAGCTTTAAATAAACCATCGGTAGCAAACTTACTAGGTGCAATAACATTCTGTACTGCCAATATAGAATAGACTGTCATAGATCCATCATCGGCATTAACAATAAATAATCTATCGGTTTCGTCTGTGCTAGTAGCTCGTCTAATAGCCAGATCAGTTGGTGTCTTAATAAGATGTGAACTTAATACAGATAACGTAGTTGACTGATAACTGTTAGTTGAATCTGTATATTGGAAACTGATTAATGATTTACCTTGTCTTTGTACAAATACCGTAGCACCGTTTAGATCTTCAATCGGTACACCAGGCTTACTGCCATATCTTGATTGTGCCTTAACCTGGAAGTTAGATGGAGTAATAGGTTCTCCAAATGATTGAGCCACTACAAACTCAGATGCAGTAGTAAAGATTCTTAAATCACCTGATGAGGTAATATTAGTAATAACGTTAAGCTGATTGGTATTAATGGTAGCTTCTACGCCTTCGTCATCTAATGCAGTACCAGGATCAAAGTTAAAGTAATCAGCAATCCTAGAACCCCATATAGTGTTAGGTCTTGCATCTGTACCGCCAAAATATAATCGTTGTTGATGGAAGGTTACAGCTTTAGGCCATCCTCTTGTATCTGACCAGGTATCTTCGTAACCATGCTCTGACTCCCAGTTACCTGATGTAATGGCTGATGTATCAAAGAAAGGTATAACGACATGAGCTTTGACTGATGTTGCTGAAATATACTGTACAATCTTTGCCCTACCAAATCCGTTTTTAACATTAACGTATTCACCTACTGCTGCTGGTTTATATGCCTTTATATCATAGTTAGAGGTTGCATCAGGTGCAGTAGTCCAAGCTGGGTACACAGATAATAGATTAGTTGCAGCTACATAATCTTCTACGTGCCTGGTTTGTCCTGCGCCTGTACCAGATGTAATTTCTATAAACATACCGTTAGGTTGGTCATCAACAGTAAAACTTGATGCTGCTTTTAATGTAATAGTATCTGAGCTACCTGCTTGCGCTGTACCTGTATCAGTAGTAACTGAAGATGCGTTTAAAGTAATATTGCCTGTGGTAGCACTAGGAGTAACAGTAAAGGTAGGTTCATGGTAATCCTGGGTAAATGGATATTGAGGAATAAAAGATAAATTTAATTGCTCAAAAGTCCATTCATCATCTGCATCACGTACCAGTCTGTATGGATGTAAATCACCATGGGCCAGGATAATAGTATCAATCGCTTGTGTATAATTGAGTTCATCAATCATATCTGCGGTTATTGCGGTAGCTGTTATATAATCATTGCCTGATGCATTAATGTTGGTTTGTAATACGCCAGCTTTAAATACATAAATACGACCAGCTACAACGACTAAGGTATAACTATCATTAACACTAAACTCAAAAGGTATGAGCTTGAACTTGGTAAAGGAACTACCGAAGTCATGTATAAACTTAAGACCGTCTCTACGCTTTACACCGCCTTGTGGTTGTACATATACATTAGTTGCTGTCTCTAAAGCGTTTTGATATTGGTCAAGATCAGTTCTTGCTTTTAGTAATGGATCAAGCTCGCCAACACTAAAGTTCGTCTGAAACTGAACGATCTTAGCCATCTTAACCTCTTACATCTATAAGCGAATAATCCTCAATAACTTCTGGTGGTTTGCCACGACTATCCGTATTCATTGCTTGTCTAAATAATCCACCTCTAAGATTTTCTCCGGGTGTACCAAAAGCTACATTGTTATAGTAATCTGCTTTAGATATTTGATCGGTAATCACTACTGATAATTCAGCAGCTAAAGCGTGCTTAAGTAGATGCACAAAGTAGGGTGGCATCTTACTTTCTGAAACTGTGTATTGATAATCTATATAGATTGTGGGTAAGTTTGTGAATAACTTATCTTCGTATATTTCCCATCCATAGTGCATTGGTCTTTCTGTATTACCGTTGCTTGCAAAGACTGCAATAACACCAGATAACATATCACCTGGTAATTGATAGGAATAAGTCCATTCATTGATAGGAGCAGTAACTAACTGTCCTAGTTCTACTTTTTTCATACTCCATGACCAAGGATATCGGCCAATCAAAGTATCTCTGACATCATAATATAAGCGACTACAAGCCTGTGCTGCATCTGTTCCTTCAGTAAACGAGGAAAGGGGCGATGCCCCCATGAGTATTAATGCGTCTGAACAAATGCTTAAGTCTGTATCGCCTGCTGCCATAAATAAATCCTAAGTAGGTAGGGGGCGGTTAAGCCCCCATACCCGGTTGGTTTAGTCAGAATCTGTAGAGGTAACTGTCAAACCATCAGTAACGTCAACAACGCCACCTGAGTTTGAAGCTACATAACAAATGCTAACTGCTTGAGTTCCACCAGTGGAAGATCTTACGAAGATAATATCTCCAACGCTAAGAACGTCAGATAGGGTATTGAAATACCCAGCAGTATTTATATCTCCGATTGCATCTGCTGATGAATATGCGTATAAAGCCACGCTGTTACCTGCTTTAGAAGCAGAAACAGTTGACCATCCAGTTGATGAATATGCCATGATCTACCTCCTTTATTCAGTACAGCTAATTTGTACAATGCCTTCATCGTCAATAGCGATTGCGCCAGCAGAGAACATTGAGCTTACTAAGAAAGATGTTTTCTCAGGAACATAGTTCACTTCGGTTTTTTGCGCCATTGATTCTGCATAACCTAAAGAATCTTTATGCCATGCGTAGCAAGTACGAGTTGATGGTTTTGGAAGTCCACCTTCATCACGATCACCCATGGTTAGGATGTTGAAGCCCATGAACGTATTGATTTCGCCACGAACAAGAGCTTTCACAGCAGCATAGTCTGCGCTGGTGATTTCGGTTTCGCCTAATAGAGCATCTAGTTGGCTAGCGTGCATGAGAAGGTATCTGTCCTCAGAAGGAACATTGTTCTCATTAAGTGCTTTAGCAGCAGCACGTAGTTTTTCGATGTTCATGTTTGTGCCTGCGCCACCTATAGAAGTAGCTACAGTTGAAGGGCTAGCAGCAGCATCAAGTGCATCTATGCAGATTTGATCCATTCTTCTAGCGATTGATTTTGATACTACCTCAACGAGTTCTCTCCTCTCATCAAAGTTGATGTGAGACTGATGGAAAATATCGCTGTATTCTGCAGCAATATAATCTGTCAATGAAAGAGTGACTTGTGAGTAAGTAACATTTAGAGGTGTTACATCAGTTTGTGGAACACGAACGCTAGCAACACCTTTGCCAATTTTAGGGAATTTGACGGTGTTACCTTGTACATTTGAGCGAGCGCGCATTGTGCCACGTAATAATGCTTCACCTTGGTACGCTTGTTTAACTTCTGATTCAAACAGAGTTACAAACGCTGTGCTTACATTTTGAGCCATTGGTACTCTCCAATAAAATTAAAAATAAAAATTAACTTATCGCACACCGTTAGCCATAGAGGGCGGTTACTTGTAGGTTATAGACCTACCGACTAATGGGTTCACCACGTAGTTGGGCCGAATGGTTATCCAACACTCTATTTGTAAACTAAAACAATAATTTATGCAAGCTTTTTAACTATGTGCTTCCATCCATTGTTTCTCAATACTCTGTCTCCAGGCTGCATCTGTTTTCCATCTAGGATCGTTAATAGCTTGTTCTAAGTCTGATTTAGATATTTGTGGGCTATTTACCATAGGCTTGACAGGTATAGATTCATTGGTAATGGATTGATGGTATTTTAAGAAAGCATTGATAGCAGGTGCGCTATTTAGACTATTAGCTAGTGTATCTCTTTCATTGGGTGTAAGAGGTGCTTTAGTTAATAATCTTTCAGCCATAGCTATTTTTTCTTTACCATTCTGTCCAAGCTTTTGCATCTCAGCTTGCATATCGCGCTCTTGTTGTTCTGCAATATCTTTAGTTTGCGCAAATATCTGTTGTGTTAATTCATCAAAGGCTTTTTGATTAACACCGTTTTCTTTTGCCCACTCAGTGACAATAGCAAGGCCAGGATCTTCTGGATCTAACCCATCCTCAACCAACGCTTCAATGTTGTAATCACCATCTGGAGCCTTGTGCTTTCCTGAACGGAATTGCTTTTCGAGTTCGTTGTAGCTTTTGGCGAGCTTTTCAACGTCTGGTCCTTCTTCGCCCCAGAACTTTTCTGGGTAGTAGTCTGGCCTTTCAAGGATTTCTTTTTCTTCATTGTTTGCTTGATTGTTGTCATTGGCTTTTACCTCATCGTGTACAGGAATAGGTGCTTCTTCTTGAGCATCAGTAGTTTCTTCCTGTGGGTTTACTAATCTTTCTTGTTCTTGTACTTGTTCTTCAGACATTGCTACTCCTTTCTAATCTTTTTTCAATCATTCTTACAATTTCCATTGCACCTGAACGTGCATATCCCAAACTGGGATCTTCGCCAGGCGACCAAGTAGGTCTGTCAATGGTAATACTTCTAAGGTGATTGAGGACCTTTTGTCCTTCGGGTGATTTAAAAACTTTACCGTATAGGATATCTATATCGTCTGCTTTAGGTTTATCAACTAAACCGGGAACCAGACTTTCCCATCCTTCCCATCCTTCCTCTGCCATAGTTTTTTAGCTTATGCCCCTCCTTCTGTTGGTGCTACTTGCTGTTGCTGTTGCATCATTTCTTGCAACTGCGCCATTGCTTGTTGTTGTTCTTCTTGTGTTGCTAACAATCCTTGGTCAATACCTAATTGTGAAGCAACAAACTGTAAGATCCTTGGAATACTTAATGTTAATTGTCCTTGTGTTCCCATGCTGTTTGCTATTTGCATATATTGTATAACATCATTAACTTCTTGTAACTTCTGAGCCTGGGCTAGTGGTGATACAGGTGTAACTTTAACTTCAACACCATCTACTTTTAACGGTAGATCTATAACACCTTGTTGATCCATAACAAATAAAGTTCTTGAAACAATAGGAATCATGGTTTCAGTAATCAATCGACCAAAGGCAGAACCTAGATTGGTTGCTAATTCTCTGGTTCTTTCTGCAATTTCAGTGGCAGATCTAGCACTCATGTTGTCAGGTGGTAAGGTATCATCCATAAGAATCTTTTTAATATTCATACGTAGATCATTAATAACAATCTGACTGATATTAAAATCACCTGCTCTTGGTAAAGGTGCTAATGATGGACCTTGAGGACCACCGTTTCTAGCAACACTGATAATTGCACCTGGTTGAATCTTAACATTCTGTGGATTAAGTACACCATCGTCTGATGCAAGATAAACACCAGCAATAGATAAGCTTGCATTTTTAAGAACAAGCTCTACGGTTTTGTTTAGTGTTTTAATATCTGGTATTGCAGTAACCAAAGGACCACGACCATAGACTTCACCTGCTACTTTCATGTACCTGGCTACAACAAAAGGACTGGACTTCATGTATTTAAAATACAGTTCTTGTGATTTAGCTGGCCATATAACGTGATAACAATATTGTCCTGATTCATTATCGTAAATGACACAATCAATCAGATCTACATCTTGCTCTGGTCTATTATTAATAACTTCTTGCAGTTGTGGGCTGATGGTTGCATCAGGAAACTCAACAGGAATACTCTCTGCTTTTAATCTTAGTTTACGATAAACATTATCAACCGTACCGTTAGCACCTTCTTCAATAGCAATAAGGTATTGAGGTATGGCAGTAAATCTAACGGGCGTTGTTTCATCTCCAGGAGTAATCATCATTACGCCTGTGCCTACAGCTAAGTCTAATAAAAACTCACCCATAGCTAAATCAAAGCTGGTCTGCCTAAGTGTGTCGAATAATAAATCCGTATAGTTATCTAAGATGGTTTGTGCTTGTTCTTTTTGACCTTGGGGGATCGCACTACCAGCTTCTAAACGACACCATTGTTTGTAAGGAGGAAACAGACCAGCCTGTAACCTGTTTGCAAATCTTTGTGTAGCATGAACTGCTGTTGAGTCAAAGACTCTAAGCATCTTTCCTTTGCCTGCAACTTTACCTTCGTAATATCCGCTATACAGATTTCTTTGAGGTAGCGCAAATTCATAGCAATCTTCATAAATTGTTCGCCATTCATCTTTGCGAGCTTGTGCTTTAGCTTCTCGTTGCATTATATTTTTTACATCTAATCTAGCCATTTTGTTCTCTAAATAATAAATTACTTTCTCTAGGATTTTGTCTTATTGATAGATTATTACCTTGCTCTTGCGGCCTTTTCTTTTGGTCTAATTGTTGTAATGTTTTATTCCAATCTCTATCAGGATTTCTAAGATCTCTTATCATTGTTTGCCAAGTATTATATAAAGGGCCTGTTCTTCTGTTACCAGATATAGGTCTGTGATTAACTACTTGCTCTTTCCATCCATTAACACTTTTAGCATTTATTAGTCTTTGTAATTGTCTCAAATTTCTTTGTTCTTGCCTTAACTCTCTAATCTGTGGATTGGTAGTAAGATTTGTATCGACATAATTATTTGTCCTTTGTCCGTCTCTTACGACAACTGATTGTATTTGGGGTGTTCCAGACCTATCTATGTCTTGTAAGTAATTTTCTATGGATCGTATTTCATACTGAAGATCATCCCACTTTGTATCAATATATTTATTTAATGAGAGTTTGCTATTTCTAGGATTAACACCTTGCAAATCTCTTTTTAAAATTCCTGGCCATGTGTCTAATAGATTCATTTACTTTACCTCATTACGTTTACTGATTGCAGCAGCCTTTGCTCTTGCATCTGCCTTAGACGAAGCACCCCAGGCCTGTAAAGACAAAAGCAATCTTGTTGGTCTGCCCTTGGAATCTCTTTCAGGCCCAGGGTTGCCCGCCATTCGAGCCAGGAAGGAAGCTCGTCTGGGATTATCGCCTGACTTAACAGGAGGTTTTAAATTAGCACCAGTCTTACGTTTAAAGTAAGCACGACCTGCCGCAGTCAAACCGCCTGATGGATTTTTGTGTTCTTTCTTCATCTAGTATTTTTTCTTTTTCTTTTTCATTTGTTTCTCTATACGTTGCATAGTTCCAAATATGTAGGCTTGCTTACGCTCACCTGTTAATCCTTGCTGCTCTGCGCTTAGTAATAAACGTCTATGTAACTTCTTAGGCATTATTTACTAAACAATAATCTTTTTTTTCTTTGCAGTACGTGCTGATTTTTTAAAAGCATCAGCAGTAGGTGCGCCAGCCTCACCTGGTTTTCTCATCTTCTCGCCAGATCCTTCTGCTATTCTTTTACGTTTAGCATGGATATTAGCGTATAAACCTTTTCTTACTTTTTCCATCTTTCCTCTCCACCCATTGCTGTCCATCCTTCTTTTCTGTTTTGTTTAGCGGTAAATGCTTTCTCAGAATACTGAGGTGGTCTTTGATAATCGGGTAGCAATCTGTATTCTTCAGGTACATCTTTCCAAGACGTTAATCCTTTTTCAACAGCAGAAACAATAGTTGCATCAGGTTTAGTAGTAGCAGTAGCGGGTGCTAATTTCCTTGGTGTTGGGAAAGCATATTTACCAAACAACATTCTGATACCGCCACGTCTTTTAACTTGACCACGATAAAATAGTTGTCTCCTTGCTTCTGTTTCCATTTCAGCAGCACGATCTGCTGTTTTTTGTAATATGTTTTCTATTTCTTGTTCTGATGGTGGTGTTGTACCTACACCCTCAACCACTGCTTCTGGGGGTGGTGGTCCTGCAACATATCTTGAGGTAACGCCTGTTTTTGCTGTTACTTCTTGTGCTGCAATATTTTTTACAACCTCAGATAATCTATCATCAATAGGCAATACTGACTTGCCTGGTAACAAAGAAACATTAGATGCCTGCCTAACTTCTTCTCTGACTATTTCTTTGTCTAGTGCTGATTGAGAAGATGTTGTTTTAATTGTAGGACTTAATAATCTATCACCAGGTCCCATATCAGGTAACATACTTGCTCTGCCTTTAGCAGCAATATCTTGCACATAATTTGCTTTAGTTTGAATTAATGGTGGTGGTGGCTTTGGACCTATAAATGCAGGCTTAGTTACCGTTTCTAATGTTGGCTTGGTAGGCGTTTTTGTTGGTACTGGTTTAGGTGCTGGTGTTGCACTCGAAACAGGTGCTTGCATTTTTGCAGGATCGCTTGCTCTCCAATCTGATACTGCTCTGTTGTATTCTATTCCTGAATCAAAGTCTACACGTTTTGGTCTTTCTGCTTGCGGTTGCGTTTTTGGTAACTCTGTTTTTATTATAGGCTTTGCTACTGTTTTAGTTACGGGAGCAGGCGTAGGCGTAGGCGTAGGTTTAGGAGTAGGAGCAGGTGTAGGAGCAGATGTAGCTACGGTTTTAGTTGGTGGTTTAGGTGTAGCAACAGGTTTAGGAGTAGGAGCAGGTGTAGGTTTAGGAGCAGATGCAGGCTTAATTTCTGTTGCAATATTTGCTTTAGTTTTTATCAATGGAGGTGGTGTTTTAGCTACAGGTTTAATTAAAGGTTTTTCTGCTGTTTTAACTACAGGTTTTTTTTCTGCTAATTTTCTAGCCGCCTCTGCTTTAGCTTTAGCCTGTGCCTGTGCCTGTGCTTTTGCTTTTGCTTCTTGCTCTGCTTTTGCTTTTGCTTTTGCTTGGGCCTGTGCCTTAGCTTGAGCCGCTTTCTCTGCTGCTGCTTTAGCTGCAGCTTGTGCTTGTATTTTTGCTTTCTCTGCTGCTATTGCTGCGGCTCTTGCTTTTGCATC